GTTCCTCCACTAGGGTCTGAACTCAGAGCTGGTGGCGTAATCGGGGTTAAAAATTTTTTAGCCACGATTAACCTACTATTACGACTCTATATTGATCCGTTGTTGGAGCTACAGAAAATTTAACTGTCACGTTATTAGAATCTGTATGCTCTACATCTGCTTCTACTTGTGCATAAGGAGAGGCATTGTCATATACATGAACTGAAACATCTCTTGTGCCTAAATTATGGTTAGCTGCAAATGATGTTGCGGAGTTATTTCCAAGATTATAAGCTAATTTACGTGTTCCGTAACCATTGGCTGTATCTAGTACTAAGGCTCCAGATGAAAATGTAAGGCCTGTGCCATTATTAATTCCAAGTCCACTTGCTGTTGATTCAAGACCATCTGTAGTGTTTACTTTTACTTCTACTGCGCCACCTGTATTTATAAGTGTTGCATTTCCAGAAGATGGAGTTACATCTACGCTAAACTCAGTTCCATTTAAGGTTAATCCAGAACCTGCAGTAAATGTGCCAGTTCCAGAAAATTGTGTAAATGTTAATTCTGTTGATCCTAAAGTAATTGGGTTATCTGTTGTTAAAACCCAACCAGTATTTCCGTATAAAGTTCCTTCTTCTACGAATGTGAAGAATCCTGCAGTTACTTCTGAGCTGACATTTGCATCATCTGCTCTTACCGCTGCTCCTGAAGACTGAACAACGTAAATTCCGTTATCTGCGCCAGATGTCTGGTGCTTAACCAATACTCTATTGCCAGCTACAAGTGTCACTCCATCTATTACATCTGAAGCCTCTAAGGCTGTAGATAAATCTATGTTAGCTGTAGTAGAAACTCTAACTGATTGCTTAACATCTAATCCCTGTGATACAGAATCTACGTAAGCTTTATTTGCGGCATCTGTTGATGATGTAGGTGTTGCAAGGTTGATAACCTTATTGCTATTTGCATCTAAGCTGGCAGATAAAGATATTCCTGTACTTAATGTTTTGTTTGTAAGTGTTTGTGTTCCTGAATTTGTAGTAACGGTTGAATCAATATCAATTGATAGTGTTCCTGCTCCGTCTGTATATGTAGCATCAATTCCTGTTCCACCTAAAATAAGGTTTCCAACAATATCTTCTACCCGCTCAGCATTTACTGTAACTGCGCCAGATGTTACTGTAAAGTCTGTTGCGTTAAAGCTTGCAATACCTTTGTTTGAAGAAGTTGCATCTTCTGCAGCAATTGTAATTGTATTATTTGTTACAGTTGTATCAATTCCTTCTCCACCAGCAAATGTCACGGTGTCTGTTAAAAGGCTTACTGTGTCTGTTGTTCCAGTATCTGCGGCAATTGAAAGTGCTGTTGCAATATTTGATGTTGAAGCCGCAGTTAAACGACCTTGAGCATCTACTGTAAATGTAGGCACTGCTGTTGAAGATCCATAAGATCCAGCAGTTACTGTTGTGTTGTCTAGGTCTATTGTTGTTGTTCCAGCTGAGTCATCATATGTTGATGTTAGAGCAACTCCGCCTACGATTGCTGAACCAATTACATCTTGAATAACCTCTGTAGATCCAGAGGCTGGAATCCAGACAGAGTTATTATAAAAGTATAATGTTTTGTCTGTTGTGTTAAAATAAACTTGGCCTTCTACTGGGCTGGAAGGCGCAGCACTTAGGTTATGAATTCTAGCGTTTTGGAGCTCGTTCTTATTAAGATTAATACTTGTTACATATAGTCTTGCCATTTTCTTTTCTCCTTAAGACAGGTACGCTGTCCCTGAGAATGGTTGTGCCATTGTCAGTGTTATTTGATTACTACTATTATAGTCTATGCCAGTTTCTAATACATCACCAGCACTTGTTTTTACTGTTACGTTTGGGCTAAATCCTAAATTATGAGTTATTGGTAGTGAATACACATTGTTTACTGGTCCAGTTACTTGATTTAGTTCCCATGAATATTGAAATGCATAGTCTGAGCCCTCTTGAACTAGTTGTATTACTGTAGCTCCAGACCAAGTTGAGTCTGATAGTTTTGGTCCATAAAAGTCTGTATTTGTGGTATTGTAATAAAAATCACCAGTTACCCCTAAATTACTTGCGGGAGCCCCTGATCCGTTTAATATAGTTCTACCTGCTGGACCTTGTGGGCCAGGGCTAGAAACTACTACCTGATTAACAACTTCTGTTACTACTACTGTTTCTGTCATATTGTTACCGACCTGCTAAGAGTAAGAAATCCTTCGACTAGCTTAGTCTTAACTGAATTAGAATCGGTAAGCATCAAGTCATAAGATGACTTTGGATAAAATAATTTATTAGTTTGAGTTGGAGTCATCCTAACTGTCAACTTACCGTTAGGAGCATCTATTGTAATTCCACCAGAAGGGGAGGTTAGGGTAAAAGCTAATTTAGTTCCGCCTTTAGTATCACGGACCTGCAGTTTAGCAGAAGCCCCAGTTAAGCTAATGGGATCCCCGTCATTGTCTTTATATTCAACAATGAATGTAAAAGTGGCATTTTGATCCACTTCGAAATTTTTTTGTCCTGCCATTTGCTAGTACTCCTTGAATAGGAAAACTCCTATGCTTATTTTAGCACAGGAGTAATCCTAATCTATTTAGATTATATTATTTTTTAGTAAACCCGAAAGCTGGCTCGTTACTATTGAGTGCTTTAAGGATAACTGGTAGACATGCGGCAATACCGCCCTTGAGTAAATCTCCTGGGTCAGTATTTCCAGTCATGTAAAGAGCAATAGACGCACCTAAAAAGTGGCGACCATAGCTTGCTAACGCTGCTAGAATTTTCTCTTGCATAGTTACCTTTCCATCATTGTTAAGATCTTGTTTTGACATAAGACCTCCTAATTCTGGGCAACTTGCCCAGGAATTTTGGGTGTTACCCCAATACCTATATTATACTACTAAGCTGAAATATCTACAATCTCACAATTACCGTCTGAAGTACAGGCAAGTGTTTGAGTTCCAGATGTTCCATCTTCTGTTTCATAAAAAGATAAATCTTCCCATCTAATACTAGGTGGCATTTTTGCAACTAGTTGTGAATATTCAATTTCAGAAACTTCTTGATATGGAGCCTGTTTGTATGAGTGGTCTGAATGTGGTAAAAATGAAATTCCAGATACCTCATCAAAATGCTTATATACCCAAGATCCGACTTCCATCCATTCATCTTCTTTTACAGAAACTGTGATAGATGGCTTATGTTCACACCAAGCACGCTGATAGACCAACCAAATATTTAAATGCTCAATTGCTGTTAAGTCGTTTCTAACAATTGCGCCTTCTGGTGCTTTTACTGGAAACGAGAATACATATGTATCGTTTGGTTTCATTACATCATCTTCTACAGGAATTCCCACTTCCTTCAAAAATGTAGAAATTGGATCTCCCTTAGAGCCACGAACAGTGCGAATATAATATGGAGAGTGCCATGCATGCATTCCTGAAGATACCCCAACTAATTGAGATACGGTTCCTGAAGGCTTAACACAAGTAATTGCGGCAGACTCCGATATACCTATTTTGCCTGCCTCTTCTTTATTAATATTCCTTGCATGCTCACGCAAATCTACAAGAGTTTTTTCTAGCTTATCTAATCCACTTTTTCCAGAAAAGAATTTATTGCCAAACTGACCTGTTAAAGACACCCCAAGCAAACGTTCCTCTTCGGTATTATCTTTCCAAATTTTACGAAGATACTTAAAATCGGTTAATGTTGATTGCCAGGTTCCAAGAATCGTAGCAAGCCTTACTTTATTCTGGACATCTTCAGCTGTATCCTTTTCACGTAATACGACTTCTGAAAGATTACAAAACTGATAAGGACGTAAAATAATTTCCGAACAAGGGTTGGTTCCATAGTGTATTTCAGGGTCCCTTCGTCCATATTTAGCAGCTTGTGCTTGTGCTGCTGCAACATTGTAGATCCCACGCTCTCCTGACTTTGAATCATATAAGTTTTTCCATTCTGCTATAAATTGAGCCATCTCTGGTTTGCGAGAATACGCAACAGAGTTATTCGATAAAGCTCTTTGTGAATTGTTTTCCCACCAATTACCAGATTTAGCGGCAGCCATTTCGATATCGTTAATATTGGATAGAGAAATCATTGCAGATCTACGTACTCCACCTACTACAACAATCTCACCAATTTTACACATAATATCGTGTGCCTCAATTGGCTTTAATTGACGACCTGCTGCATTTTTAAATTTAGCAATTGTAAAATCAAATAAATTAATTAATGGCTGTGGTCCAGATGAACGTCCGCCCATAGTTTTTAATCTTGCTCCTGCTGGACGAAGCTTGCTTACATCAATTGAAGGAATTTGTCCTGTCCAAAGTAATGCAAGCAATTCACGATATGCCTTTGCCCAACCTTGTTTAGAATCCTCGACTACAATTGTTGTTGTAGATTTTTCAAATGACTCTGGAATGGCTGGGAGCTTATTAATATATTTATACTCTACAGAAAATCCTACTCCAGTTCCACACATAAGAATATACATGGTCTCATCAAATGATCGTGGATTATCTACTGGAACAAATGAACAATTATATCCTGCAACGTGGTCTCTTTCTAATGCTGCACCTGCTGTCATTACCGCTCTCATTGAGGGCATAACATTTCTTTTAAGAACTGCGTCTTTTAATTCCTTGATTAGTTTTTCAGATGGTTCATATGAGTGCTCACGAAATAAATGATCTAACATAAAAACAAAATACCTATCTACAGTCTCTTGCCAAGTCTCTCTTCTATTTTCTTCTGGAATCCATCTTGCATATCTTGACAATGCAATAAAGTTTTCGTATGGGTTTTCAATAACTGATGACATATAGACCTTTTTCTCCGCCTTGCGGTTTAATTTAAATTTGGGTGAGATCTAAGTGTATCAAACTTTTTTTATAGAGGGAAGAGGTTATGAAAACTTTTTAAAAATATGATCAAATGCATTATTGGTCAACCGTAACCAATTATATTCTTCATGTATTTTAGTTGACTGAGTATAGTAATATGCAGAATAAGCTTTAAAATTTAAATCTACATCCCTCATAAGTTCAAGTAGGTGTTGATACTTTGGCTCAAAAACTTTGCCTTCATGCATATAATCCCAAGGAGAGTCTATTAACTCCGACTTTAATTTTAAAGGGCCAATGTAATTTTCATACTGTGCCCAATTATATGTGCTAATTGTAGGCATTCCACTTGCTAAGGCCTGTAAAGGAATAAATCCAAATCCTTCTCCATATGTAGGGTATACCAAAACATCATGTTCGTGATATAGCCTTACCAACTCTTCATCACTTAAAACTTTAGTATTTATATGTATATTTTTATATAGCTCGTTTGGCAAACCTATTATATTTTTATCTATATAGTTATTATATATTCTAGTGCTATTTTGATTAAAACATTTAATGGTTAAAGAATACCCTGGCTTATTTCCAAATAAATAAGAAAATGCATCTACTACCATTTGTCCGCCTTTTCTAGGCGCTGGCTCCCCAATATGTAAAAACTTTAAGGTTTCTTTTCTTTGTCTTTTTTTACTAGTCCACATTTGGTCAACACCATGCGGAAACACTTTAATATTTTTAAATCCATTATCTTCAAATACATTTGCACACCAATCGGATGTCGTCCATAATTCATCACAATGATTCATCATCTCGTGCCATCTTCTTGGCACAACTGTGGACTCCCATGGAGTATACCCAATCTGGTATTGTCTTCTGTGTAATTTAAATAAATCTGGTTGTGAAAAATTTAATTGTACTGGAGACTTAGAATCTTGAAATGGTACAAAATGTCCTAATAAATTTAAAGAATTAACTATACTTCTGCCTGCATATCCGTATCCAGTTTCACCACGTATGTTTACAACTGGTGTAGAATATGAAATATTCATTAAATCCTTCTGGTCAACTAGGTTGACACGCTTTGCTAATTAATGCTACTATTATAGTTCGTTATCTCTAAAGGAGGAAATGCCAATGGAGAGAATCAAACTGCGTTTGAGCGATGTTGCTCATAATTGGGCGTACATAGGAATGATAACATTATTTCTATTTTCCGTCCAGCCTGGGCCAGACATTACTCAAGCATTAACAACTGTGCCTGTTGTAAAACAGGTAGAGAAAACCGAAAAACAACTAAAAAGAGAAATAATAAATAAGTTCAGCAATGGTACTTATAAGCATTCAGAAATGCTTGCAGCAGAGGATTTAAAAGATTTACTCTGGGCTGTAGGATTTGAAGGAATTGCTTTAAAGACAGCTTGGTCTGTTGCTCGTGTAGAATCCAACGGGAGACCAATGGCTCTAAATGACAATATTAGGACTGGCGATAAATCTTACGGAATTTTTCAAATTAATATGCTAGGTAATCTTGGCGTAGTAAGAAAAGAAAAATTCAATTTAGTTTCAGATAAGGAATTATTTGATCCAGTAACGAACGCAGAGATAACGTATTATATGACCAAAGGCGGCAAAGACTGGTCATCATGGCCTAACTCAATAGGTAAGGCCAAGGAGCTCATCCCAGAGTTTCCTAAATCATAGGGAGCAATATTGAGAAAGATACAGACCGTATCTAGATATATAGCTTTATCAGAAGAAGGCCTTGTTCCTAGACTTGAATGTCCAATGGATCAGGGCCTTCTAATGGTTAATCTAACTTTAGATGATAAAGAGTATTTATATTGCTTATCTTGCAGTTATAAAAACTTCATAGGAGCCAAATTCTATGATGAGATTATAGATAAAATGAAAGTAGTGAAAAATGGTTGAAGAGCAAAAGTCTCAAAATTTAGAAGATAACCTACCAATGGTTAACTATATTATGCTTCATAGAATATACGACATGCTTACTCTAATAGCAAAAAAGTCAGTTGGAGCCGATGAAGTATTTAAGATGGTTGAATATCATAACGACGGATTCCTTTTAGGACCCGCTCCTTCCTTTACCCCACAGACTGAAGAAAATGATGAATTTTCCCAGGATGTCCTTGACTTAGAAAAATAGTTATTTTATAATAATTAAGTACGGGTCGTAGCATCCCACATGTTCCCCGTACATTACGTCGCAAGATGTAAACACTGCCCAATCGGATCCGCCTCTGATTGGGTTTTGTGTTTATTAGACACATATTTTAAATACAGTGCATTGCGAAAAAATAAAGTGCGAAAAAAGTGCTTCGGCGAGATAGAGACCCCTTTCCCCATATTCCACATATAACCCACCATCTATCCCTAAACATTTGCCATAAGGGCCTTAGAAGGCCGATATAGGCTATTCTAGAAAAAGCGGGGCATGGGAAGAAATCCTTTGACTTTGTCCAATATAAATAATATACTATATACACGATGAAAAATAAATATAATAAATTAAACCTAGCGCTAGCTGCAATAATCATGCTTATGGGATTGAGCTTAGTTATTATTAATGATGAGTTGCAGTACGCAAGGAAGACTTCATTATCCTCCGCTCAGTATTGTATTAAATATACCGCTGACATTATGATCAAAGGATCTACAGATTTAACTCATTCTAGAGCTGCACACGAGTATGATTTGGCTAAAGCTAACTCTAACATAGAGAATCTAGTTAGCCAATATAATACATTAGCAAAGAGACTTCGTCTACCCGCCCTAAGTACATACCCATTTATTGTTTATAAGAGCTAATATGATATCTAGGATAATGATTTCAATTGCTATAATCTCTATA